GTCATTTTATAGGAATTGTTTCTTGCCAATTTACAGCAAATGCCTAATATAAGTATAATATAAATATTATTGAAGACTTACATGGAAGCGATTGAACTCCTTAGAAATAAATTTGGTGTAAGCCAAAAATATAAATATGATGTAAAGGATGGAGAAGAAACAATATTAGAAATATATTGGCATCCTTTAACTATTGCAGAAAGAGAATCAATTCTTGCAAAATCAAAAGGTGATGATGGAAATGAATTTGCTTTGAATCTTATGATCGAAAAAGCATTAGATGAAGATGGCAAAAGATTATTTCAAGATGGTCACAAAGCATCCTTAAGAAGAGAAGTAAACTCAACTATTTTGCAAGAAATACAAGTTGCAATGATGACATCTGGTGATGAATTAAAAGTGGAGGAAGCGAAAGCAGCATTAAAAAGCAAATAAAGATTGGTATTTTATGTTTTTCTTAGCTAAAGAGTTAGGAATGACAATTAAACAACTTACGGAAACTTTAACAAGAGAAGAATTAATTGGTTGGGCAGGGTTTTTTGAGTTAAAACATGAGGAAGAAGAGAAACATAAAGAACAAGTGCAAAAAAAACAAGCCATGAAACCCAGAAGGCGGTAAGATAGAAGTAATTTATTAGGTCGAGTAAATGGCAGCAGAATACGGAATTAATATTAATGTCAGGACTAAAGACGAACAATTAAAGAGATTACAAAAGGAATTAAATAAAACAGATGCTACTGTAAAAAAATTAGCAAGTTCATTAGAAAGAATAGAAAAAAAAGGTAAAGCAGGTAGTGGTAGACCTGGTGGTCCTTTTTCTGCTGAAGCTATTGCAAAAAGAAAAGAGTTAGCAAAAGCAACTAAAGAAGCTGCAAAAACATTTGAAGAATATACTAGAGGTGCTCTAAATTTCGATGGAGCAAATAGAAAAGGTATTACATCTACAAGAGAACTTGCAACAAGGATGAAAGATGTTGCTGCTTCTGCTGGTATTACAAGTAAAAAATTTGAATTATTTACGCAAGGTGCTACTAAATTTAATTTTTCAGCACAGATCAAATCTCTACAAAGATTCAATGAGAGTGCAAAGATAACAGCATCTACATTTGGTGCAATGAGTTCTGGGAATGTTCCTGGAATTGCTGGTTTTAGTAATACAAACTTGGGTACATTATTAAACTTTACTCCTGCTAATACTGTTAATGCTATCGAAAGATATTTAGATACTTTGTCGATGGTAAGAAAGGATCTAGATTTTACAGAAAAAGATTTTAAAGACGTAACGGCAAGAATAAAAGAAATGAATGCGGAGTTGAAAAAACAACGTGATTTAATGAGAGCAGATACACCAGCTAGACAAAGAAGAGATCCATTACTTAGAAGAAGAAGAGTTGACGAAGCAGAAAGACTGAGAAATAGTTTAGGTGGTCGTATAAGAGGATTCAGAAGAGGTAGAACAAATGCTGATCAAAGAATAAGAGGTCAGGTTGGATCAAGTGCATTAATTGGTGGAGCTTTTCCTCTGTTATTTGGACAAGGTGGTGGAGCAGCTTTAGGTGGTCTTTTAGGTGGTGCAGGTGGTGGATTACTTGGTGGTCAGTTTGGTTTTGCCTTATCTCTAGTTGGTACACAAGTTGGATCTTTAATTGATACAACTATTGGAAAAGTTGGTGAGTTAGGTCAAGCGTTTGGAAAGTTTAATCAAGACACAACTAAGATTGTTCAGACTTTGGGTGAAAGTAATACAGTTATTGGTAGAAATATTCAGTTATTAGAAAAAGCTAGAGGTAAACAGGCTGCTTTTGATGAGGCAGTTAGACAGACAACAATACTATTAGGAGGAGATACAACTAGAAATCTTAAAAAGTTTGGAGATGATTCAGCAGAAATATCATCTAATATTGCAAAAATAGGTATGGAGTTTCTAGGTGTATTAGCAGATATAAATCAAAGATTAGGTATAACAAGAGCTTTAGCTGCGTTAATACCAGGTGCAGAAGGTAGAAGATTACAAGACGTTATAAAAAATAATGGATTTAGTCAATTAGATTTTAGTCCAATTGGAACAAGGACAGGAAGAAGACCAGAAGAAATAGCAGATGTTTTATCTGGATTTGAATTTTTAGAAGGTAATCCTATGGCTCAAATGGGATTTGTAAGATCAATGGGTTTTGACAATATTCGAGATGCAAGATTAGATGCACAAGATTTATTAGAACTTAGCAACTCAATGATGAGTGCTACTCTTGCAATGGAGTTGTTAAATAAAGAAGAGGAAAAAAATATAAAGTTAAATCAAACAAAAGGTTTCTTGGATCGTCAAAGAATAAGAAATACAGAATTGTTAAAACAAAAAATGAAAGAATTTAAAGAACTTACAGGAGAAGATGCAAGTTTAGAACAAATAGAAACATTTAAAAAACTTATTGCAGAAACAACTGCTTTAGCTGATTCATTAACTGTTGTTAATAATGAAATTGAAACTCTTGATAAAAAATTAATTGAATTAAAGAGTGCTGGAACAGCAGTAGTTACTTTAAGTAGAGCATTAGGTTCATCATTTGAACAATCATTTAAAGGAATTGTTAAAGGAACTATGTCTGTAACTGATGCGTTTAGAAATATGTTTAACAGAATTGCAGATGCATTTCTTGATATGGCTGCTCAAATGCTTGCTGCTCAGTTATCAAGAAGTTTCTTAGGTTTATTCAACTTTATGCCTTTTAATGATATTCAAACTGGACCAGGTTTTAGTCCAATTATGACAGCAGCTAATGGTGGGCCTGTAGGTATGAGACAGCCTTATTTAGTTGGAGAACGTGGACCAGAATTATTTGTTCCTAATCAATCAGGAAATATTATTCCCAACCATGATTTAGGTGGTATGGGTGGATCAATGAACATTGTTGTTAATGTAGATGCTTCTGGAACAAATGTAGAGGGTGATGAAGAACAGGGTAAAGAGCTTGGCCGTCTTATCTCAGTTGCAGTACAATCTGAAATAATACAACAACAAAGACCAGGAGGATTACTCGCATAATGGCTACGTTTCCTTCGATAAAACCTACATACGGACAACAAAAAAGATCAGCACCATTAACTCGTACTGTTCGTTTTGCTGATGGCTATGAACATCGTATATTATTTGGCCTCGCACAGCATCAAAATCCAAAAGTATTCAACTTCACTTTTAATGTTTCAGAGACAGAATCAGATGAGATAGAAACATTTTTAGATGCTAGAGCAAACGATAGTGATAGCTTTACTTTTACCCCACCTGGAGAAAGTTCATCTTCTGAATTTGTTTGCGAAAATTGGAGTAAATCAATACCATATAACAATAGGGCTACTATTCAAGCAACTTTTAGAGAAGTATTTGAACCTGGATCATAATGTCAGTAAATTCAGCAGTATTTAGTAATTTACAATCTATTAATCCATCAGCAATTATTGAGTTATTTACTCTTCAGTTATCTACTGCATTACATGGTGCTAATACTATTTATAGGTTTCATGCTGGAAGCAACTTAAATGCAAATGGAAAAATAGTTTGGGCTACGAATGAATACCTTAGATTCCCTGTCCAAGCATCAGGTTTTGCTTTTCAAAAAGGACAGTTACCCAGACCTAGAATATCTATTAGTAATGCCACAGGTTTAATTTCATCAATACTCTTATCTGTAAATGAAACTACAACTGGTAATGATTTAACAGGAGCTACTGTCACAAGAATTAGAACATTAGCTAAATTTATTGACGCTGTTAATTTTGCTGATGGAACAAATGCCACAGCAGATCCTACTGCTGAGTTTCCGCAAGAGGTATATTCAATAGATCGTAAAGCAACAGAAACTAGAGAGATTGTTGAATTTGAACTTGCAGCACCAACAGATCTTGCTGGAGTTCGTATTCCAGGCCGTCAAGCAACTCGCTCTATCTTTCCTTCTATTGGTACGTTTGTTCAATGAGTTGGAAATATAAAGCACTACTTCATGCTAAACGTGAAGACCCAAAAGAATCTTGTGGTTTATTGTTAAATATAAAAGGTAAGGAAAGATATTATCCTTGTCGTAATCTTTCAATGACAGAACATCAATGTTTCATTATTGACCCAGAAGATTATGTAAAAGCAGATAATACAGGAGAGATTGTTGGTGTTGTTCATAGTCACCCCATCACCCCACCAAATCCTAGTCAGGCAGATAAGATTAGTTGCGAAGATAGTAATTTACCTTGGTATATTGTCAATCCAAAGACAGAACAATGGGCATATTTAGAACCTTGTGGATACAAGCCACCTTTATTGG